GTTATGCCATCAATGCCACAGGGTAATCCTTTGTCAGGTTCAGTTGATGCTGTTAATGCATTCGCTCCTGGTACACAGGGAGTTCCTCTATCAGAGGGTGCAACATACGGCCCAGGCGCAGGACAAGAAGTACTGCCTACACCAGTTGATGCAATTGACCAAGGCTCTGTTCTTGCACGTGCAATGCTGATGGCAAATCCTAACTCACGCCAATTACGTTTGATGGTTGAAGCATATAACGAATTGGGTATTTAGTGGCTAACCCAACATTATCTCCTGCTGCTCAATCACTGTATAACAACCAAGGCGAAACAATGCGCCGTATGGTTGGTATGCAGATGGCTTCTTTGACGCCTGATAAATTTGATAACTTTAATCAGATTACTTCACGCTACCCAAATATGAGCAAAGACCTAGTTATGGCTATGGTTCAACAGGGGCTTAGTGTTAATACACCTGGCATTGGCAAGATTGTTTCAATGGACGGCATTGCACAACTTAAGAATGATGCAATGAATGTTGAAAAGATTAAATCAAGTGTCAAGAAAGACCGTGGAGTTCTAGGTTCTATTGGTGCTGCTTTTGGTAATCTTGTTTATGACCCACTTAAGGGTGCTACTCGTGTAGGTTTTGCTATGCTTCGTCAGCCTTATGACCTTGCAACTACACTAACACGCGACATCTCAGCAGGAAATGCTGGACAGTTCGTAAAAGATTTGGCAACACTTGGTGGAAAGAACACACAGTTTGGTGCTCTTATTGCAGATGCAACTGACTTCAAGGGTGGAGTAAGTACTGGTTCAGGATTCTTTATTGCACCTGAGTCACGCGTTGGCAAAGACCAAGCAAAAGCAATGGGTGCATACGGTAAGATTAACGGTGAGTCATTTACAATTGGTCGTTTTGCAGCCAAGTCGCTAGGTGCTAATCCTGATACCACAGCATACAAAGTAATGTCGGGATTACTTGATGCTACTCTTAACGTTGCTCTAGACCCAAGCACATGGTTTGGCGCTGGCGCTGCTACAAAGGTAATACGCCAAGGTAAGCAGATTTCAAAGTTTAAGGAAGAATTAGGTCCACTATCTAAGGCTGGACAGCAAGCACTACAAGATGAGAAGATTGCATCTGTAGCCAAGGATACTTCTGAACTAGAAGCACTTGCAAAGAAAGAAGCAGCAAAGCAATACAAGCGTCTTAACTCTACTTATCAGAAGACTGCACTAGAAGTTACTACTCTTGAGAAGCAGAAGGCTGCAGTTCTATCTAAGACTGCTGCTAAGATGCTTAATACTGATAAAGATATTTTTGCAAACCTTGCAACAGACCCAACTTCGGCTGCAACTCTTGCACCTAATAAAGTTGCTGAGTGGTTCGTTTATAATCCAAAGGTTCAAACTGGTGAATTAACAACAGCAGTTGATACATTATCTGCTGATATGAAGAACACTGGTGGGTTCTTTGATGGATTTATCATTACAGATGAACTTCCAGAGGCTGGTAAGATTACAGTTGGTGCAAGTGGTCGCGATGAATACGTCATGACTGCTAAAGGCAATGAAGATTTCAAGTTACTTGACCTTGCAGACAATTTTAAGGGTGCGTCTCAGGATGAAATCCTAGAAGAGTCTACTCGTCGTGCGCAGTTAATCGATAGATTAGACCAATTGTCTACTGAGACTGGCGATGTTGCAGCAATGCAGGCATTTGATGACCTTGCTCGTGGACTTAAGCAGGATACTGCTAACTTTGAAGGTTTCTTAGGTTCACTTTATTCAGTTGGCGATGAACTTGTAGCAGGCGAAAGCCTTGGCTCGCTCATTGGCCGTGTAGCACAGATTAAAAACCCTGCTGTTATGTCTAAAATTGCAGATGCAGTTACAGACATCTGGAAGGTTGACGGATTTTCGAACATCCGTTCGATTTATGGAGCAGAAGGTGGCTTTGTAGTCACCAATACCAAGCGTCTTGCTGCATCTCGTGCAGAGGTTGCTATGGCTGCTGCAGAAATTGTAGACCCAACTAACCTTGGTCCTAATATTGCTAAGTTGCTTCAATCTATTCAGGATACAGAGACATCTCTTGCTTCCCGTCAGAATCAATTAGATGATATTCTTAACCAGCAAATACAGTTAGATGAACGAATTGCTTACATTTCATCTCTTCGTGAGTTGGCTAACAAAGACCCAGAGATTCTTCGTGAACTTATTAATGACCCTGAGTACAAGGGACTAAGCAAGTTACTCAAGATTGAAACTGAAATTGCAGAGAAGAATGCTCTTCGTGAGCAATTAAGTTCTGAAATTGGTATTGTCGATAACTTTGGTGGCGAAGTTGGTAAAGATTTCTCTAAGCCTTTACAGTTCATGCTTGGTCGTCGTTTTAATCAGATTGCAGAAGTAGTTGCAAAAGAAGATGATGCACTAACTATACACCGTTTCTTCGGTAAGAAGTTAGATGCTGATATTGTAGTTGCATTAACTGCTGCAAAGACACCTGATGATGTACTTAAAGTATTTCTAGAGCACATGGGTGTAGAAGGTGTTGACCCTCGCAATATTAAAGCGTCACTATCACTAGGTCTAAAGGCTCAGGCTGGCAAGATGACAGCAAACCCTCTAGCACGTATGGTTGACCCAATATCGTTTGCACCAGTACGTTACGCAGAAGCGATTGAAAAGTCGTTTAACCGCTTCTATGTACGCGGTACAATGCTTAACCTAGGCGACACATCAGGTCTTGTTAATGGCGTTGAGGACTGGGTAAGTTCTGCAGCGTTTAAGACTGTACTTGGTAAAGAAGGTCAAGAAGCAGTTATTGCTACTATACAGCGTAACTTGTTTAAGGCTACCACTAACCAAGAGCGTGCTGTTGCAATTGAATCAGGTATCACTGAGATTACTGAGCAGATTGGTAAGAAACTTAATTTAACTCCAGAAGAGATTGATATTCTTAAGCGTTCAACTAAGATTTCTGGTAGGGAAGAAGCAATTGAAAAGGCTTACAGCCTAGGCTCAATCGCTGAAAACCGTGTAGCAAACATTGTTAATGCTGGCGGAGAAACAGTTCTACTGCCAGATGCAATCTTGGAACACCAGTTGCTCCGCGATATGATTAATCTTCCTGATAGCAAAGCAGTCTTAAAGACTCTAACTAACTTCCAGGCTAATGCTGTCTATGGTCGCGTACGTCAGGGTAAGGTTCTTGCAGAAGAATTTGGCGATGTATGGCGTACAGCACAGTTGGTATTCCGATTCTCATACATCTTCCGTAACATTGCAGAAATGCAAATGCGTCAATTGTTCTCAGGTCACAATAACTTGATTTCAAGTCCGCTATCATTCCTATCAATGGTGATTGCAAACCCACAAGGCAATGAGTTCCAGAAGTTGGTATCTCGCTGGGGTAAGTATCAATATGATGCGACAGGTCAGATATTCAAGGAATCAGATGCAGAAGCAGAACTAACAGATGCAGTTCGTGCGTACCGTTCACAGATTAATCGCAAGCAGTCTGTCTCTGATATGCGCTCTAGCCGTCACTCACAGGTATTTAAGTTCTACAAGGTAGTAGATTCTAACCACCCACAGTTTATGGAAGGCTTTGCCTATACCATTAACAACTTCGTGGCTGATAAGTTCATCCCAGATGTAGTTAAATTAATGCAGAATGGTGACGAAGCAGCCAAGCGTGCCTATGTACAAAAACTCATTGATGAGTATGATACTGCAGATAACATCCTTAAAGACTTCTCAACAGGTGTGTTCCAGAAGAATGATGGTATTCGTAACCTGTTCTTGAAGGACCCTAGTGCAGGATTTGGTAAAGATAACTTCAACGCAGATAATATCTTTATCTATCTCTTTGACGAAAAGCAGGTAGATACTGTTGCAGGTAACATCAAGGCACTTGCAGGTAGTGGTCCTAAGTCACACTTAGTACTAGAACTACTTCGCAATGGTGAGGTTGTTGTTGAAAAGGGTGGGAAACTAACCAAGATTCGTGCTCCTTATGCTCAGGGTATCAAAAATACCGCTGAAATGGAAGTTGCTGAGAAGCAATTCCTCAAAGCAATTCAGAGTAACTTTACAGCAGATGATGTAGCAGGTTCTAATGTGTTCGTAACTACAGAGCGTGCTATTGGTCAGGCTGGTCCTAAAGAAATTACATACGCAGTTGACAAGTTCTTTGAACTAGCAACCCGACTAGAGTCTAAGTATAACTTTGGTCCTGAGTATCAGATGTCTTATTGGGACTTCATTGGTGGTTATGCTCCAATGCTCAAGACAGATGACCTCAAGCGACTGCTTACAAGTGCAAACAACTCACTGGCTCCTGTAACTTTTATGGGTCGTCCAGTAGGTCGTAAGCATCCCACACTTCGTGTTATCTCTAAAGAACTTTCAAAGCGTGAGAAGAACATTGATTACGTACATCAAGGTGCTACTGAACTGCAGACTATCCATCAGATGGCTGCGCGTGAGGCTTCTAAGTATGTTAAAGATTTGTTCTATGATGCTGCACGTCAGAATCAGTGGGCTAACGCATGGCGTCTAGCCTTCCCATTCGCACAGGCACACTACAACACACTTAATAAGTGGGGCGAATTGTTCTTGGCTAATCCTATACCTGCATACAAGTTTGGTAAGGCATACAACTCACTTAATCAAGAGGGTTCAAACACACTCTATGATATTAGTGGTATGACTTATGATGACAACCAAGGTTTCTTCTATACTGAGCCAGGTTCTACTAATAAGCAGTTCAAGATTCCTCTAGTAGGTTCTGTCATGGGTGCTATGGCTGGTATGAACATTGATACTCGTGAAGCACTGCAGATTACTGCACCAGTACAGTCACTTAACCTAGCATTTGGTCAGGTTAACCCAGGGTTGCCTGGTATTGGACCTGCACTACAGGGATTGTACGCTGCTAGCGGTAAAACAACAGCATTTGGTCCAGTTAATGACATTTTACGCGACATTATTACACCGTTTGGTGCACCTAAATCTGCAGAAGATTTCGTGTTTCCAGCATGGTTACGCAAGACTATTGCATACCGTATGGGTGATGAGACAATGGTACAGCGTGGTGTTAAGGACTGGGCATCATACTTAGCATCTACTGGCAAGTATGGAACTAATCCATTAGCAAATGATGCAGAGCGTACACGACTATTCCAAGATGCTGAATCACTATCTCGTGAGGTTGGCTTCTTGAATGCACTGTTTCAGAGCATCTCACCTGCTACTCCATCTACAGAGGTTCTTGCAAAGATTAAGACTCCTGAGAACAAAGTACAATTCATGACATTAACAATGCTTTACTCACACTGGGACGAGATTTCTCGTAAGAATCCAGGTGATTATGGCAAGTCTGTCTATCAGTTTGCTGAGGCATTTGGTGCTGAAAACTTGCTTATTGCACTAGGTGGTTCTACAGGTAACGTACGTGGTACTGATGATGCATGGACTTGGTTGAATAATAATCCAAGCGCTGCTGCTAAATATGCTCGTTCTCCTGGAGATGTAGTTCCTTATTTCTTCCCAGGTGGAGAGTATTCACTTAAGTACTACAACTGGCAAAAGACAACAGGTGCTCGCCGTAGCCTATCTGCTACAGAGTTATCTAATGAGGCTGAAAGCATGGTTTACTCAATGCTTAAGGACCAGATTGCAGAACAACAGATTGCTAATCGCTACCCAGACTTCTGGTATAAAGAGCAGATTGACAAGTTAAACAAGCAATTTGGTGGCTCACGCCCACCTGATGCTGTCACAACTGGTACAGCGCAAGAGCGTATTGCTCGTATTGGTGAGGCACTACAAGACCCAGCATTTACTCAATCACCTGTATATAACCAGATATCTGAGTTCTATCCTAAGTATCAAGAGTTCCAAACTATACTTAACAAAGCAAAAGTATCCAACTATGCAGAACTTACTGCAAAGGGTGGATTAGCAACACTCATGCGTAATGAACTTGTTTCATTGGCTGAGCAATTAATGGTCGATAATCCATCATTCTCTCGTATGTATTACGGAGTATTCGCAGGACAGTTGAAGGGCTAAAATGGCAGAACCGAGAGTACCTTATAACACAGGGTTTCAAACACCTACCGCCTTTTCATCAATGTCTAATGCAATCATTAGTGGTATGCCTGCTAATATGTATGGGGCTACTAATCCTTACTTGCCTTACTTAAACGCACCTGATGCCACTGCAAAGGCTATTGAACTACAGAACTTAAAGCGTATGCTTAGTGCTCAAGCAGCACCTAGTGGTTCTAAAGCAACTAATATGTTTGACCACTGGCAGACACTTGCTCGTGCTACAGGTTTCTCAAAGGCTAAGACACCTATTGGTGTAATTGGGGCTGGAGATGACTCTGCAATGGCTACAATTATTGGTCTTGCTGCTGCTAACAATGCAGACCCTATCTCATACCTAGAGACTCTTAAGGCTTATGGTGTTGGTGCTAAGCCTGGTCCTAAGCAACCAGATACCACTACAAAGTACAATAAGCAGATATCTACTGCCTTGCAGTTGAAGGATGAAACAGAGGCTCGTCTTGAGTTTGGTAATGCTTATTACACAGCATTCGGTCAAGCACCTAGTGCAGACCTAGACAAGAAGTTTGTCAACCAGTGGAACTCCACAATTAAGGCACAGGCTGCTACTAGCACTACATCCACTGTGACATCTTATGCTCCTGTCTATGACAAGAAGAGCAAGCCAGTTATGGACCCTAAGACTAAGAAACAGAAGATTGATAAGTTTGGCAATCCTCAGTACTCAAAGCAGTTAAAGAACGCTGATGGAGTTCTCCAGTACCAAGCAATCAATAAGGTTTCTACAACAACGTCTGGTGAAGGATTTAACGCCGAAGAACAACAGCAGTTCCTTGCTGACTTCTTGGTTAAGAACTTTCCAAATGATAAGTTTGATGTTGAGAATCTAGGTGGTGCTGCTAAGGCTATCTATGATGACTTAGTAGGGACAAGTGTAAAAAACTATGCTAAAGCACCAGACTTTGCAACGCTATCACCAGTTATCAAGGATATCCTTGGCACTGCTGACCAAAATGTAGCACAAGAAAAGATTAACAAATATAAGACTGGTATCCGTAATCAAGTTGCTGCAAAGTATATGGGTATTGCTGATTATGTAAATGCAGGAGAAGACGCTGACAAGTATGTCAAGCCACTTATGCAATCACTATCTAATGCTCTTGAAAGAGATGTTACTGAATCTGATGCATTACTTAAGCAAGCGCTTAATTTTAAGGGTGATGATGGCAAGTACCGCTTACCTAACGATTGGGAAATGACTAAGTTAATCATGAGCGATGCAGGATATGGCAAGACCTCTACAGCCATTAACGAGGCTGTTAACTTAACCCAAGGTCTAAGAAGCAAGTTAGGACGTGGATAATGGCAGACACAACAAGTCTTGCTGGGATACTTGCTGCATCTAAAGCAGCACCAACAACAAAAAAACCATTAACTCAGGCAGAGATTGATGCTGCAACAGCAAAGCAAGTTGCTGCTGGTATTAAGAGCACATCTAAAGAAGCAAAGTTAGAAGGCGAAACTTATGCACAAGCAAATGCTCGCCTTACTGCTGGTTACAAAGCACAGGCTAAACCTGAACTAACAGTTGAAGGTAAAGCAGCAGGAGCAACAATTGAATTTGTTCGCACTGGTGCTGGTGGTGTTGGAACTTACAAGGAAGTATTCCCTATGGGGGCTGCTATTCCTGATAAACGCACAACCAACTATGGCAATGTTTATGATTCAAAGGGTAACCTTGTTTCAGGTACTGGTCTAAAAACTGGCACAGGTGGAAAGACAGTCCTGACCACTGTGGTAAACTCAGATGGTAGTACAACTGTTACTTATACAGATTTTACATCTACTATTATTCCTAAAAAAGTTGTTGCTACAACCGACCCTGCAGTAGTTGTTACAGGCAATGGTCTTGTGACATCTACTACAGAAACTGGGCCCACTACCAATGTTCAGGTGCTCAAGGCAGCACTTCGTAATCTTGGATTCTCCGCTGCAATTATTGATTCATCTACATCTTTTTTGACATCTCTTCTTAAAGAAGGTCTTGATTACGATAATGCTACAGAGGTATTCCTAAATAACAAGGAGTATACACTCAAGAGTGGCGCAAAGATTGAGTCACCTTTTTACACAGAGTATGGTTTCCTCAATGAGGGACTTGTAAAACCTAGGTCTGCTAATGAATTATTTAATGCAGTTGAGGGTTACAAAGAAGTAATAGACAAGTACAGCCTAAGCAAGAAATATCTTGACAAAGAATCTCTAAAACTATACACCAAGAATAATGTGTCTGTTGAGGATTTGGCTAGACGTGCAAACATTGCTACTCTCAAGTCAGTTAACCAAGACCCAGCCTATGTTGAGGCATTACAGAAACTTGGTTATATTGCAACTGCTGCTGACCTTAAGGATTTCTTCATGGACCCTAAGATTGGTCAAGAACAACTAAACATTAATCGTACTACTGGAGCATTTGCAGCAGAGGCTATTCGCCGTGCTCAATCTGGTATCCAATTCAACAGTGAGCGTTTCAAAGCACTAGCGCAGACAATGGTTGAAAAGGGTGTTACCGAAGAAGGAGCAGCAACGCTTGCAGCGCAGGGCTTCGAGAACATTGCTGCTCAACTTGGTACTACGACCAAACTCTCTGGAATCTATGAGAACCAACGCGCAGCAACTATGGGCCAGGTTCAATCAGAACTTGAAAAAGAAGAGTTTAGTGGTCTTGAGTCTGAGCGTCGCAAGCGCTTGAAAGAACAAGAAATTAGAGCCTTCCAAGGTTCAGCAGGTACCACAGCAGGTTCCTTACGTCAAAGTAACGTACTAGGACTCCTATAAAAGAATCCCCACCTGGACCCATCGGCCCCAGGGGGCGTATAAGACCGAAAGTACAAGCCAATGCAGATACCCCATCTGAATTGAGGTGTGCGACAACTACTAAAAGGGAGACTCGCTATGAGCGAAAACCGCGACAACTACTGGGCAGATGACGAAGACGATGAAGAAACAAGCACACCTGTGTTTGAATCAGATTCGGACCTTGTTAAGCGACTACGTAAGCAACTAAAGGCTGAGCAGCGCAAAAACAAAGAACTTGAGACATCATATGGTGAACTCACCAAGGCCCAAAAAGAGCGGATTCTAAAGGATGTACTTACATCCAAGGGTGTCAATCAAAAGATTGCACAGTTTATTCCATCCGATATTGAGGCATCTGAAGATGCTATTAGTAACTGGCTAGATGCCAATGGTGAAATCTTCGGATACACACCAGCACCTAAGCCAGCAGTAAACGAAAATGATATCGCTGCAATGCAGAAAATGGATTCTGTGCTAACTAATGCTGAGACACCTGCTTCTTCTAACGATTTACAAAATCGTCTTGCTAACGCAACAACGGAAGAAGAGATTCTATCCATTCTCAGCGGTCAGTAAAAAACCGCACACTAACCAGAAAGGGGATATCGGCAGATGCCTGATGTCTTTTCAACCACAACCTCGGGGTTAGGTTCCAATCTTGTAACTATGGCGTACGACAAGTTGATTGAAATCAACTTGCGTTCAACACCACAGTTCCGCGCAATTGCGGACAAGAAAATTGGAAACCCAACTCACGACGGTTCTTCAATTCGTTTCCAGTTCCACAACGATATTTCTGACACCTCAATCGCAGGTGCCACACTCGCTGAAACTGTAGACCCAGATGCAGTAGCATTGCCAGCAACAACAACCCTAGATGTCGTACAGACAGAACTAGGTCGCGTTGTACTTCCAACACGCAAGTTGTCACTAATGTCACTTGCAGACGTAGACCCATGGATTGCTAACGCAGTTGCATTCAACATGGCAATGACACTAGACAATGGTGTTGCTGCTGTTCTTGATGCAGGTACAAACGTCATCCGTGAGGCTGGCTCAGCACTATCAACAACTGCTGCAAAGACAGCAATCACAGCAACAGACACATTCAAGGGTCGCGACGTACGTTACGCAGTAACAAAGTTGCGCGCAGAGAATGTTCTAACACGCGGCGGAATGTATGTTTCATACATCCACCCAGAAGTTTCACACGACCTACGCACAGAGACAGGTAACAACATCTGGCGTACACCACATGAGTACCAAGGTGTTGGTTCACTCTATGCTGGTGAACTAGGCGCATGGGAAGGTGTTCGTTTCATCGAGACACCACGCATGACAAACACACAGTCAGGCTCAGGAACAGGCGCAACTCAGACTCGCGTCTACAACACCTACGTACTAGGACAGCAAGCACTTGCTGAGGCAGTATGGAAGGAACCAGGCATTGAGTTTGGTAACGTTGTTGACAAGTTGAACCGTTTCCGTCCAGTCGGCTGGCATGGAATCATCAACTGGTCTGTCTTCCGTCAGGCTGCGTTGTACCGCATTGAGACTGCTTCAACAGTACGTCCAAACGCGTAATCTAAGTATTTAGATGGGTGGGGCAGGGGGTAACTCCTGCTCTATCCATAAAACGGCTTAGGAGGCTATATGGCATACAGATTCACAACACCTACAGTGAGCGAAGGCCCTGCAGGTGAAGGCCGTCTATTTGGCCGTTACAGGCTTACTAGAGGCATTACAGTTCTTAAGATAGATGGCGAATACTACGAAACTCGCTATCCATCCTCAGAAGAGGTAGATGCCGCTGACGAGGCATACTTGGGAGGATACTCCTATGAAGTTAGTCCAGGAGAAAAAGCCAGTCTTGAGGCTGCAGGTTATACAGTGGAGACGGTATGAGACATAGATTAGACCATCCAGAGGATGTTGAAGGTTGCTTTGGATGCAAGGTTCTAGGACTTCAAATGAGTCCAGGGGATGCTTCATCCCAGAAGATGGTAAGTAATAAAAAGTGGGACAGTGAGTTAGACGCCTATCGCGCAGCACGTGCCGAGGGGATTCAACCTGCTGGAACAACTATGAAAAAGATTCAGGAAGCACGGCGTGCCTCTGATGTCATGGGTAAGGCATTTGATGCCAACACCATGGGTGACAGCAAGATAATCCAAAACAAGACAGTATCTACACTCAAGGAAGTAGGAGTAATATAATGCCAATGGTAAACGGAAAAGAATACGCATACACTGCTAAGGGTATGGCAATGGCTAAGGCTGAGGCTAAGAAGACTGGTAAGAAGATGGTTGTAAAGAAGGCCAAGAAGAAGAGCATGCCACGCAAGAAGGCTATGTAATTATGTCAGTTAAAGGCGAGAAGTACAAGTCAATGGCAGCCAAGAAGAAGCATGAAAAAGCAGAAGGTCCTGCCATGCGCATGAAGGAATACGGCACTAAGAAGAAAGCCGCTAAGAAGACAGCCAAGAAGGCTGCAAAGCGTGGACTATTTGGGGGTATGTACTAATGGCTAAGAAAGTATCTTACTTAGATAACCTTAAGAAGGAACTAGGACAAAGTTTCCGCGCTTACCAGGCAACTGGTGAGATGAGCCAGAAGTCTGGTCCTGGAACAGATGAACGTGCAAACATGCTTCGTCGTAAGCAAGATAAAGCATTTGGTCAACTATTTGGTGCAGCCGTTCAAGGTCGTCGTTATGATGACAAGACTGGTAAGCAGATTAAGGCAAAGAAAAAGTAATGAAAAAACTTACTACTACTCAAAAATATAATCAGTTGAAACGCCAAACAGAATCTGCAGGCATGACAGTTACTGAGAAAAATGGAAAGTTAGTAGTTTCTCGTAAAAGGAAAAAGAATGCCAAAAGCAAAGCCAAAGGCTAAGTCTACAGTTAACGCTGCTGGTAACTACACCAAACCAGGTATGCGTGCTTCTTTATTCAAGAAGATTAAGGCTGGTTCTAAAGGTGGTGACCCTGGTGAGTGGTCTGCGCGTAAGGCACAACTACTTGCTGTTGAATATAAGAAGGCTGGCGGAGGGTACAAGTAATGGCTTTGGCTAAGTCTCAGCAGTCACTCAAGAAGTGGACTGCACAGAAGTGGAAGACATCAGATGGTAAGCCCTCTAAGGGCAAGAAAAGATATCTACCGTCTGCTGCTTGGGAAGCATTAACTCCAGGCGAAAAGGCTGCCACTAATCGAGCCAAGGCCAAAGGTAATGCAAAGGGTAAGCAGTTCGTAAAGCAACCTAAATCAGTAGCAAAGAAAACAAAAGGTTACAGATGAAAGACTCACGACTAACACGGGCTGGAGTAGCAGGCTTTAATAAGCCTAAGCGTACTCCAAGCCACCCTACTAAGTCACACGTAGTTGTGGCTAAGGTAGGTAGCCAGGTTAAGACCATACGTTTTGGACAACAAGGCGTTTCTGGCTCACCTAAAAAAGCAGGAGAATCTGCTGCCAATGCAGCACGACGTAAGTCTTTCAAAGCAAGACATGCAAGCAATATATCCAAAGGAAAAATGAGTGCCGCATATTGGGCAGACAAGGTGAAATGGTAATGGCAATTAATTCAGAGTACAGAGGTTCAGCCTCTGGCATAGCAGCAGCGAAGAAGAAGGCTGCAATGAAGACAAAGACAGTAGTAACTCCTGGCACTAAGGTGTCACAGGCTACTATCGATAAAATTAAAGCAATGGGAATGACAAAAGCACTCAAGAGTGCTGGTTCTGCATCTCCTGAAATGCGTGAAGGTTTGAAGCGTCTATACGGTGCAAAGCGTGTTTCAGCAGCAATGCCTAGCAAGCCAGCAGCAAAATCAGCAGACGCAGCACGTTCTAGTGCAATGAAGCCTAGCAAGCCTGTAGTAAGGTCAGCGGATGCTGCTCGTGCAGCAGCCTCAAAGCCTGCTAAGCCAGTGGCTAAGAGTGCAGATGCTGCTCGTATGGGTGCTAGCACAGTAATGTCTAAGACTGCTGCAAAGCCAGCAAAGAAGTCAGGAACAACTGACCCATTTGCAAGATTTGTATTTGGTGTTGGTAAGACACTTAAGGGTGGTTCAAACCAAGGAATGACTGCAGCACAGGTAGCAGCAGAGAACAAGCGTCGTGCAGATGCAGCAAAGAAGAATAAGTAATTCAAACTAAAGGAATCCAATGACAACGACCTATGCCAATTTGGTAGATGAGATTACTCTCAATCTGTCAGGCTATACATTAAGGCAAGACCGTACTACTCATTTGACTGCTGACGTGACCTCTTCTGGTCTATCACTAAGTCTGGGCAGTGTGACCAATATTGGTAAAGGTGTTGTGGAAATTGATGACGAGTTAATATGGCTAGATACATATGACCGTATCTCATCAGTTGGTAACATTGCTCCTTATGGTCGTGGCTACCACGGTACAACGGCTGCAGCACACACAACAAATACCAAGGTAACAATTGCTCCAACTTTCCCACGAGCAACTATTAAGAAGGCTATCAATGATACAATTGATGCAGTATTTCCTAACCTATTTGCTGTCGGAGTTCACACCTTCACATATAACACAGTTAAGACAACATACTCACTTCCTGCCGAAGTGCAAACAATTCTGTATGTCTCATACAAGCCAACAGGACCAACAGAAGAATGGCTACCTGTAAGAAACTACCGCGCAGACGTATTTGCTAATACAACAGCATTTGCAACAGCACAGAGTATTTCAATCTATGACCGCATTGAGTCAGGTCGTACAGTTCAAGTTTATTATTCAAAGAAGCCATCTACACTAACAGCGTCTGCATCTAGTGCAGTATTTGAGACTGTTACAGGATTACCTTCATCTTGCAAGGATGTCATTGTTTACGGCGCAGCATATCGCTTAGCATCCTTCGTTGACCCAGGTCGACTTAACTACTCATCTGCAGAAGCAGACAATGCAGACACCAAGATTCAATATGGCTCTGGTGCATCTACTGCCCGATTCCTTCTTGCTCTCTATCAGCAACGCCTAAACGAAGAGACTAAGAAACTACGCGATGTTTACCCAACCCGAATCCACTACACGAGGTACTAAAATATGACAGTCCGCAGATATTCCTCCACTTCTCAGGAAACTAACCTTGCCTCAGCGCTGAACTCTAGCGCAACTACTATGGTGGTCAACTCCGCATCAGCGCTTCTTTCTAGTATCACGCCTGGTGCTGGTGAAACATTTACTGTTGTTATTGACCCAGATACAGCCCTTGAAGAAATTGTAGATGTAATAAGTCCTAGTGCTCCAGGCAGCAATACACTAACAATTACTCGTGGTACTGGTGTAGATGGCACTACTGCTATTTCTCACTCTGCTGGTGCAAAGGTACGTCACATGGCTATTGGCCGTGACTTCCGTGAGGCTAACAACCACATTAAGAACGAGACAACTGCTCACGGACTGACTATTGCTAACGTCCTAGAGACAACCGACACAAACATGATTACCACAGCAATGTTGCAGTCATCTTCTGTAACTACCGCAAAAATTGCTGATGCTAACGTCACAACTTCAAAGTTGGCTGATGGCTCAGTAACTTCTGCAAAGATTGCAGACCTAAGTATTGCTACAGGTGATATTGCAGACTCTGCTATTACAAGCGGTAAGATTGCAACAGGTGCTGTAGGCACAGCAAAGATTGATGACCTGTCAGTAACAGAGGCAAAGATTGCCCCTACTGCAGTAACTACTGGCAAGATTGCAGATTTAGCAATTACCAGTGCAAAGATTGCAGACGGAACAATTGTTGCTGGCGACATTGCAGATGGAGCCATTACCTCAGCAAAGATTCTTGATGGAACTATTGCTACTGGAGACATTGCTGACAGTGCTATTACTTCGGCTAAGATTGCCGATGGCACTATTGTGGCTGGTGACCTAGCAGACGGAGCAGTTACATCTGCCAAGATTCTAGATGGCACAATTGTTAACGCTGACGTATCAGCAACTGCTGCTATTGCTAAGACTAAGTTAGACCTTGGCGGAACTATTACCTCTGCCGACTTGGTTGATGGAACTATCGTTAACGCAGATATTAACGCTGCTGCTGGTATTGCACTTAGCAAGTTAGCGGTAGACCCACTGGCTCGTGGTAATCACACTGGTACTCAAGCAGCATCTACTATTTCAGACTTTGATACACAGGTTCGCACATCTCGCTTAGACCAGATGGCAGCACCTACTGCAGCCGTTTCTTTTAATAGCCAAAAGATTACAAATTTAGCAAACCCTGTAGATAACGGAGACGCTGTAAGTCTTGGATATTTTGCAAGCCAAAAGGGTGCCAACAATGGTATTGCTTCCCTTGATAGCACTGGAAAAATTCCAACTTCTGAACTTCCCGCAATTGCTGTTGCCACTGTATATGTAGTTGCATCGCAAGCAGCAATGCTTGCACTGCCATCTGATATCGGAGAAATTGCTATTCGTACAGATGTCAGCAAATCTTTTATTCTTTCAGCAGCACCTGCTAGCACTCTGGCAAACTGGAAAGAACTTCTTACTCCACCTGATGCAGTTCTTTCTGTAGACTCACAGACTGGTAACGTAACATTATCTAATACATACATTAATAGAACTACTGGTCAGTTGCTTGGCAACTTAGATGCAAATACTCACAAGGTAACTAACTTAGGCGCTCCAACATCTAACAATGATGCTGCTACTAAGGTCTATGTAGATACAGTTGCTGGTTCTGCTAGTGCTGCTGCTGCTTCTGCAGCCGCTGCTGCAACAACATACGATAACTTTGATGACCGCTACTTAGGCGCTAAGTCAACTGCACCTACACTAGATAATGATGGCAACTCAATTATTGAAGGTGCTATTTACTGGAACTCAGTAACCAATGCAATGTATGCGTGGACTGGCACAGAGTGGGGTTCAATCTCATCTACTGCTGACATCTATCGCTTCCGCTTTACGGCATCAGGTGGAGAGACATCAGAGTCAGGTCTAGATGATAACGGATTAACACTTGCCTACATCCCAGGTAAGGAGCAGGTATACCTCAATGGTGTTCTACTTGCTCGTACCTCTGATTACAATGCTACAAATGGCTCAAGTATTACAGGACTAGCAGCATTGGCTGCTGGAGATATCCTAGAAGTAATTACATTCACAGCCTTTGAACTAGCAGACTCAATTGCTCGTTCACTCTTTGACGCAAAGGGCGACATCTTAGTTGCTACTAGCGCAGATACACCAGGTAAGTTACCAGTTGGTACAAATGGTTACTTCCTCAAGGCTGATTCATCTACAGCAACAGGCTTAGCCTGGGGCGCGGTAGTAACTAATCCTCTGACTGGAACTGGTGGAGACCTTGGTGACACTATCTTTACGGGTTCAACAACTCCTTCATCTCCTACAACTGGAGATATTTGGATTGACACAACAGTTGACACGACACCTGATTTAACACTAATGACAATTATGGGAGCGTACTAATATGCCAATTAAAAGATACAATGGTTCCGATTGGGAAGTCGTTGCTGGTGCAGGAGTCCAGGGACCGACAGGTGCTACAGGTGCATCAGCAACTACAGTAGTCACAACTAAAGGTGACCTACTAGGTTACAGCACTACTGCAGACCGTCTAGCAGTTGGCAACAATGGTGAGACACTTGTAGCAGATAGTTCCGCTACTACTGGTTTGCGCTATCAAACAGGCGTAAATGGTAATTACATAATCAACGGTGGCTGCGATATCTGGCAACGTGGAACAACTTGGACTGGTACGGGTTATTCAGGTGCAGACCGTTGGTATGCGGCGCTTGCTGGAACTGTTACGGTTTCTCAAGAAACATCTGATTTACCAACAGGAGTTGGCGTTCAGTACGGTATGAAATATGTTACTGGTGCTTCTTCATCTTACGCTCAATTTTATACAGCATTAGAAACTGCAACTGTTAAACCTATGCGTGGACAAACTTTTGTTGTTTCTTATTACTTAAAAACAGCGGGCTCTTATGCTGGCGGTGTAATTCTATCTGTTGACTATTCAACTTCAACAGATGCTTTAACTGCTCAAACAACAAACATTGCAACATTGGTGACCACTGGCTCGACTGCAACTTCTTGGACACGTGTTCAGCAATCTTTTACTGTGCCAAGTACAGCAGTTGGTTTGCGTGTTGGAATCTTGCCTGATACCGTTCAGGCTTCAGGTGTTACTGTAAGAATCGCTGCAATTCAATTAGAACTCGGAACTGTGCCAACAACCTTTAAGCGTTCAGGCGGAACAATCCAAGGAGAATTAGACGCTTGCCAGAGATATTACTGGCGACAAACTGGAACAACTTATTCAGTTGGTTTTGCAAAAGATACATTTTATGCTTATACAGTTATGCCTCACCCAGTAAGAATGCGTGTAAATCCAACGCTTGAAACAACTGGAACTGCATCAAATTATTTAATTCTTCATAACGCAACCTCATTTTGTTCCAGCGTACCTTCGCTTACACAAGCAAATCCTGATTGCAGTATGATTACTTATACTGTTGCAGGAGGAACTTTAACAACTGGTCAAGCAAACTTATGCAGTCAAAGCGGTGCTTCAACCTTTATCGGCTTTTCTGCGGAACTTTAGGAGCAATAATGGAATATACAAAAACAACTAATGAATTAGGTAATGAAATTATTACTTTAGTTCTTGAAGATAAAACTCTTTCTATACCAGCAGATACTGCTAATAGTGATTATCAACGCTATCTAGCGTGGCTGGAAAACCCAGAAGCGGAACAATCCACACCGAATCTTCCAAACTAACAACGAAAGGTAGTAACTAATGGCTACAACAACTAAGCAAATGTACCGCGGAGCAGCATCGCTGACATCTGCAACACTCTACACAGTACCATCTTCAACAACTGCTGTTGTCTCAAACATCATTGTGACTAACACAGCATCTTCTGCTGGAACATTTACGCTGAGCCTTAATGGAGCGGCACTGTTCACAACAACAACAATTGCTGCTAACTCAACAGCAATGTTTGATATCAAGCAGGTACTGACAACTACTCAGACCATCACAGGTCTTGCATCAGCAACATCAGTTAACTTCCACATCAGTGGCGTAGAGATTGTTTAAGGAGTAAGTTATGGGTTCATCAGTATTTCCTGCCGCTGGCGGTGGAGTTAATCAATTTACACAAAGATTCCTATCTAATGGAACATTTACTGCGCCATCTACTTGCAACTCTGTAGAGATTACATTAGTTGGTGGAGGTGGCGGAGCAGGTGGAATCCTTACTCCAGCAGATGCTAACCAAACTCGCGCTGCTGGTGGTGGCGGTGG